GTGATCTGCTGCCCTGCTGCATTAGGGTTACCAGTACCAGACATCTTTGAAAGATCTGCGTTTTTGTTTTGCGCTAACGCTAAAAACTGCGCTTTAAAGATCTGCTGTTGATCAGCAGAGAAACCTAGCGCATTTAGATCTGCACCAGCAAGACCGTACTGCAAGGACTGTTGAACGCCTTTGACGTTTCCTTGTCCTCTTCCTTGGAAGATACGGTTGAAGAGTTGCTTAGCCATATCTGATTCAGATAATGGATTGCCGTTCTTATCAAACTGAGAGATACCGTACTGGTATAGGTTAGCGCCCATAGCACCTGTTTGAAGGCCTCCGATAGCAGTGGCAGCAGCAGCATTGCTCATATTAAACTGACGGTATGCTCCACCTACTTCACGCATGGTCTGTAGGTATGGGCTACTTCCTGGAGCGTAACTGTATTGCTGAGTGAGGATGGCAGCGGCTGCAGCATCTTCACCGATGCCTGATACGCCTCTACCAAAACTACCACCTAGTGCACTGACTGTAGATCGCTGTAGTTGCTTATAGCCTAACCCAGTAGTTGAATACTGAGAGGTAGCGTAGTAGTTAGAAGCACGAGCAACTGTTGCACCTAGATCAGGAGCAACTCCAAATCCTGCGCCTGCAACTCCTCCAGCCACCTGAGCAACGCCACCAGCAATAGAGAACTTTGCCATGGCAGGAGACATCCAGGGAAGAAGAGTCTCTTGCGACTTGCGTGATTGAAATGCAGACTGTGGCTGTGATGCAGGTACCTTGGTGTCTGTAGTACCACCATCTGTAGGAGTAAAGTTGGCACCATCAGTGCCCATGCTAACTTTGCTGCCCTTGGTAAGATTCTTTTGACCGTTCTTCGTTACGGTCTTTCGCATGCTATCTGCCGCTGTTTGCGCAGGGGCAGATATATGCTTGATCGTGTCATTGATCTCGTTAAGGGTTTTGAGCGTGTCTTTGAGGGCGTCGTTGAGTGACTTGACGCTTGTCACCATACTAGCCATCTGGACTCCTTATCGCTCTTGCCTTGGCTAGTTCTAGCCAATTCTTTCTTTCTCTAGAGGACATCTCCTTGATCTCAGTCAATGTCCAACTGCTGTACATCTCTGATATAGCCGCCCATTCAGCAAACAACTGAATGTACGGAACTACGTTAGAACTGAAACAACGTACCCAAGTTAATGGATATCGTTACCTCACTTCCACAATCTGGGCATTCCATAGTCACGTCATCAAACTGTGGACCAGGTACACGTCGATTGATCTCTTCAATGACCTTCTTACGATCTACAACTGGCAGGTTTTGCACCTGGATCTTGCTGTAGACAGGGGAGTTATTGATCTTCAAGACTGTCTTCTCAAGAAGGATTGTGTTCATCTCTGCAGGAGTCTTCTCCGCATTGTTGATTAGTTCTTTCTGAGCAATACCAGTAGGAAGTTGAACCTCAATATCTCCAGCCTTACCTTTAACGATAAAGACTCGATCAGCAATAGGATCTGTAAGAATCTTGGTCTTAATATCTTCGTTGATATCGACTGTTACAGTCTTAAAGTCATTGCATCCACCACAGAAGATTGACATCTCAGTGGTTGGTCCAAATGTTGCCTTGAGGATTGCTAGAAGCAGAGCCTCACGGTCTCCTGTAAGCATATGGTCCAGGATCTTGTCATCAGCCTTAAGATCTCCTACTTTGACGGTTCCTCTTTCTAGGATGACTAGAAGGGCCTTGCCAACGTTGGCTGCCTTAGAGATGACTTCTTCATCTCGGCCAGTTAACTCTCGAACTTCTGCGGTCTGTAGCAACTCCCCAGCGGTTGTAATGTAACCGCCAGGAAGTTGTACAGTTGTATCCGAAGGAGAAACAATTGTTGGATTGATATCTGTTGAGGTCTCTTTAAGAGCGTCCTTAACTAAGTTATTTGCCAAGTCTGGGTTAGAGACTGCACTAATTGTATTCGTCATGATAGTCCTTTGTTAGATTACTTGGTTGCTGCTGATGTTCCGCCTGCTGCAGTAAATGCCTCAGCGCTTGTTGCTACGTCTGATCCCCATGAAACGTCAAAGCCTTCGTGAACAACAGACATTTGCTCTACGAGCAGTGCATTGTCTCCAGCATTAAGGTCTGAGTATGAAACAGATGTTGGCCATGCGTTGTAAACCATGAAGCGCATCGCAACAACGTCTGTGCTTGCAGCAGTTGCAGCAGCAGTACCATCAGAGGTGTTAGCACCTGATGGAATTGGGTGAGCAAGAACCTTGATCTCAATATCGCAACGGAAGTTATCTCCCGCAGCACGAGCAGAACCGCCACCTTGAACTGTTGCAAAGAGAGTCTTCATCCAGTCCCAGTTTGTGCTTGTTCCAAGAATCACTCCACGCTGGAATGTGATTGGAGCAAATGTAGTCTGGCCAGGAATCTGGTGAACAGTGGTGTTATACCCACCTTCACGGTAAGGAATGCTGTCTGTTGTGATAGACATTCCTGAGATTGATGTAAAACCAAATGTTACTGGAGGTGTAGCAAGGTTAGTCATAGCCTTGTTAGCGTTTGCTCCACCAGCATTTGGAAGTGGTGTGAAGGTAACTAGGTACCTAAAGTTGCGTAACGGATCGGTCGCAAGCGATGATCGGTTATTGTTAATTGTTGGCATCTATTATCTCCTTCGGGATTACGCCAGGGTCATTTGACTGAGGTTGATTACTACGAACTCAGCAGGGTATTCAAGAGCAACGCCAACTTGGATGTTAACGATACCGTTTTGAATTGATGATGCTGTGTTATTTGTTGCGTTGCAGAGAACGTAATAAGACTGGGCTGGGGTTGCACCACGAAGTCCACCCTGATTACGATAGTCATTCAAGAACGAGTTAAACGTACTTGTAATACGAGACCATAGACGCTCATCATTGTTTTCAAAGAGCGCAATCTGAGCAATGTTCTTAAGATTTTGCTCAATGTAGATAAGTGAACGGCGCATGTTAACGTAACGGTTTGCTGTTCCATCTTGGAGCAATGTACGAGCACCCATAACAACTACACCAGCACCTGGGAGTTGACGGATAGCGTTAACAGGGGCAACTGAACCAGTTCCTGATGAAGGAAGACCTGTATTTAAGTTATCAAGTTCTGAAGAGGTAAATGAACGCTCTAGAGAAATAACACCAGCAAGAGGTGAATTCAAACCTGCTGGAGCCTTTGCAACGCTCTTTGATGCATCAGTAGCAAGATAAAGACCAGCAACACCTGCTGATGGTCCAATCAAACGGATTGCTCCGCTACCACGACCAATTGGATCGCTGATGTATGTGTGTGGATAATAGACGGCAGCATTGCTGCTTGCAGTCAATCCCTGTGCGTATGTGATAGCAGCGTCAACTGTCTCTCCTGCAGGAGTTTCTGCAACAAAGAAGCCATTGTTTGCTGATGCCCATGAGATTGCATCGTTAATAACTGCAACAACACCAGAGTTGAGGATGTCATTGATGTTAGGAACAAACATAACAAGAGCGCGGTTGAGTGATGAGAACTCATTCCATACTGATGCGCTTGTTGATGCATATGATGTAAAGTCACCAGAGACAACTGCTGATCCATCTGCTCCACCTGTAAGTGGGTAAACAGTAAGGACAGGTGTACCTGAAGCCAAAGCGCTTACTGTGATAACAGAAGCAGCGGTGTTGTTAATGACAGTTCCAGCATAACTTGATGATGTTGGATCTGAGAATACGAGGTTCTCGTAACGCTCAAGAAGGACATCGTTAGTGATGTTCATTGCAGTTCCTGCAACGCCCTCTTTGTAGACCTCAACTGTGTATGTGCCTGAGACTGTTCCAGCCTTGACGTTGATGCGGAGGTTGTTGCCATCTGCACCACGGTTCTTTGCTGTGAAGGTAGCAACTATTGCATTGCCTGATGTCTCTACTGAGACTGTAGCGGCTGCGGCATCGCTGTGAAGGACGCGCTTGACGTAGAGTTCACGTCCGCCGTTATTGAAGAATTGAGCGACGCCAAAGACTGCAGGGAATGCAGCGTTGTAGCCACCGAACTTTGAAGTAAATTCTGTCCAAGATTGAACGCGAGTCACAATCTCAGGACCTTGTGCGAATGGGGCAGCGACTGCACCAGCGGCACTTGTAGCAACTCCCTGAGCGAGAGGTGCTGGAAGTAGTGTCTCTGTTAGGTAGACACCTGGACGACCGTAAGTCATTCTTTCTCCTGTCTTGTTGTTGGTGGGTTCCGTATTATGGACGTATTGTTATTGGATCAATTGGCGTAAACACAGAGTCAGTTCCTCCACGGACCTGATCCTTGTAGCCTGTCATGTCGACTTCGAGTGCCTTATAGACTGCCGTGTATAGTTCTGGCGCGATCTCACTGGAGACACGCACCGTGAATGCGTTTACGAATAAACGCTTACCTGCTTCTGTAATATCTCGCTTTGAGATATCCAGAACATCAAGACGACGAACTGTGTTGTCGTTAGGTTGTAGCACACCAAAGCGCAGGGGTAGTCTGGTGTACATAAGTTGAGCAAGGATCTCGCGGTCATGGCGAGGCTCACGAGCATAGGTTGTAATCTGGTAGTCGATGTTTACTGGGATAGGTACATGGATATACCAGTCATGGTCATCAGCGTTGTAGTCCGTTGTTCCATCAGGCATTAGCCCAGGATCTGGAAGATAGGAAGGTTTAACGAGGCCACGCATAGAGCGACTGAAGTCTTCAGCAACGTCCACCATGTCGATGGTGATGTAGGGGTAAGTCTGGTCTCTAATTTCCTGGGAAGGCTGTCCAAACCACACGCCCACATCACGGGTGGAACTACCGTGTGCATTGGACTTCTGGTCTGTCACCTTCATGCCCTTGAGGAGATTGCGGATAGCCTCATCTTCTGAAAGAAGGAATGTCATAGTCCACCCCCAAGACGAGCAAAGAGACGGCTAGTAAGAAACTCTTCAGATTCGCTCATGCGATTTGAGAAGCGACGAATGGCGTATGTAGGACGTTGTCCTGGTG